CTCGGGCAAAACAGCTCGGGCTCGTCGCCATTGCTACGGGACGTCTCCTTACGGGGACCTTCCGTACTCTCGTTTCGACGAGGAATGAGAGGAAACATGTCTCGAACGACTGGCACAGGTTGATCTCTAAGATCAGCCGCAAGCCTACGGAGCGACTTGAGCCCGTGCACCCTGGAAAGGGGACGGACAGAAGTCGGCCACCGACGGGCTGCGGCGCCTGTGAAAGCCGTTCTCTGGGAGAACGCTGGTCTTCCTGCATCCCGCACTCTCTTCGTCTTGCCTCCGTAAGCGACGTAACACCTTTCAACAAGGGAACATCGCCAAGCGACAAGCGAAGAGAGTGGGACAGTGGGTCCGCCAACCTCGGTAAGATCAATCGCATCAAACTTACGCTTGAGTGCATAGAACGAACCGGGGTCAGCGGGCGCACCGACCAAGGGACGCGGGAAGAGGCCCTCCTCTCTAAAGGCTCTCTTTGCCACAAGCTTCTCGCCGATGCGTCGCTGCACGCCGCTGGAAACAGCGCTTGCGAGACGACACCGCATCGACGAAGAGACGTTAAGACCCCGACCCGTGTAGCCAAGACCACCGACCTCCACCGGAAGGTGGAGACGTGGATCCTTGACAACCCACGGGAAAAGAGTCGAAACGACCCTCTCCTGCCGACGAAGAAATCGTCGGCCACACCGACCGTCAGCCGCCCATGGGGCAGCGACAAGAGGCTGTGGTGGAGGAGGCACGTGAACAACAGAGAGCCCAACCTTCAATGTTCTTCGCCTGGACCAATGTCGCACTACGTAGGATTCGCAGACTGTCGCACGCGACAGCCCAACGAAAGTCTTACGGCGATTGACATCAGGACCAACTGCGTTGATGGCGATCTCGTAATCCTCGAGCTCTTCTGCCGCAGAAGAGACGTCATTGGACAAACCGAGAGCGTCATCGCCGTGTGTTATCCTGTCCTTGAAGGCTCCCGCAGCCCACGAGGAAATCCAAGAGAGAACAATGAAGGAGAGAGGAGTGCCCATCGGGCTTCCCTTCATCATTGGCGATTTATGACCATCCCAGGTCCAAACCGCCAATGGACACAGCCCAAGGCTCGACATAGCAAGGTCGTAATCCGCACGGCGGATACAACCATTACTATGAAGAGCCTTGACGACAACCTCGACGGCCTGGTGCGACATACCATCCGTAGCCCTGGAAAGGTCTGCGGAGATAAATGCACCAGAACGTCGCCGGAAGGTTGCAGGGATACTAGATCCATCGTCAACTTGCCAATGCTCCGCAGGGAGCAATCGACAAGAACGACGGATCCAGTCTCCTTCAACGAAGGAGAGCGCGCTTGTCACACCAACGACACGAGCGCGCATCCCACTCTGGCCGACGGCGGTCGCCTTCGTCTGAGTGCCAAGCGGACGGTCCGTAGACTCCCCGTAAAGGGAGTGACGAACCGCAAGCAGGCGCTCATGGCGAAGGGCGAGTACGCCAACGGCCCGAACTGCAACCAACCGGTCTGCAGACCATGTGATCCCAAAGCCGACCTCTCTTCGCGCAAGCGAAAGACAGAATCGGCCAAGGGAATCACTGGCCATCTTCAGCAGTCTACTATCCTCAACGGCGCAAATGGGGATGTCGGAAAACGGCAAGTCAGGCCGTCCGACATCAGACCATTCGTTCTCGGGGGTAACAGACTGGGCAATCCAAAGACGGCCAACGATCAGCAGATAAGCGTCGAGCCCGCCTCGAGCACCAGAGTACTCGAAGCAGGCGGCTGTGGAAGAAGGAAGGGACTTTGGAGTCACAAGCTTCCGGCCTTTGGAGCCGGAAGTGACAAACTTGAACAAAGACTCCAAAGCCCAGCCCGGTGTGGGACGACTTGTCTTCGAAGCTTCCTCCGCTTTCTCGAGA